CGTGTTTTCGGTGGTCTCATTGCTAATGACCTCGTATCTGTTCAACCGATGAGCCTCCCTTCGGGACTCATCTTCTTCCTCGACTTCCAACACACTTTTGGAAAAGGTGGCACTGAAGCTGCTGATTCCGTATACGGTGGTGGAAAAGTCGGTCAGGAAATCACCGGTGGTGTTGATCTCACCGGTCAAGGCGCCGAAGAGGGATTCTATGCTCTCAATAACGGCTATGCATCCCCAACCGGATCGGCAGCAAGCACTGGAACTACATGGTATGCTTCTGGTACTGTTGGTGCTAACGCAGGATTTAGTAGCACACTAGGTTCCGTGGCAACTAGTTCAGCCGCTGCTGACCTTGAAGAGTTGAATCGCATTGTTAGATGGGATCCAGACCTTTCTGGTTCCAATGTTGCTGTCCTTAAAATTGCTGTAACTGATCTTGTAGAGGATACAACTTCGACACCAATGAACCTGGACAACCTTGTTGGATTGGCAGTAGACCCTGCTGCAACTGCTGGGGAAAAGTTCGAGGGACACAATCTTGTTCGTCGTTTGACCCAGTTCTCTGGTTCTGCTCGCGACCACATCCTTGTGGTAGTAGAACTCAGTGGTACTGTGGAGGCCGGAACGCAAGGAGGTGCTGGCGCCGGAAACACAATGAAATCCAACTGGGACACAGTTGACCTTTCTTTGCCACTTGCTGACGACTTCACGGATAATCCAGATGCTGGCAACGATAATGCCATCGGCGCAGTTGCTATGACGGATAGCTGGGGACTTGAGAGCACTTCAGAAATCCCAGAGATCGACATCAAAGTCGACAGTGTGTCCGTCACCGCGATGACCAAGAAGCTCAAGGCCAAATGGACCCCAGAGCTTGGTCAAGATCTTAACGCTTATCACAACCTTGATGCAGAGGTAGAGCTTACTGGTATTCTTTCGGAGCAGATCGCTCTCGAAATTGACCGTGAGATTCTTGCTGATCTAATCAATGGTGCAACTGCTGGTAAGTATTACTGGTCACGTCGCCCAGGCAAGTTCGTTGACCGTACAACCGGTGGCGCACTTGAGGCTTCTGGCGGAACTTCCGCTCTTGGGCCTCCTGACTTCACTGGTACTGTTTCCGAGTGGTATGAGACTCTGTGTGAGACCATCAACGATGTCTCCGCTCAAATTCACCGCAAGACGCTCCGAGGCGGAGCAAACTTCATTGTTTGTTCTCCAGAGGTTGCGAATATTCTTGAGTTCACATCTGGCTTCCGTGCTGATGTAACTGGTGATGCTGATCGCGGCACTGTTGGTGCTGTTAAAGCAGGATCTCTTAGCAAGAAATGGGATGTATATGTTGATCCTTATTTCCCAAGACAAGTTGTACTTGTCGGTCGCAAGGGAGGTTCCTTCCTTGAGAGTGGATATGTGTACGCACCTTACGTGCCTCTCCAAATCACTCCGACTATCTTCGGTGTCGAGGACTTTGTACCTCGTAAGGGGGTCATGACCCGCTACGCCAAGAAGATGGTTAGACCAGATATGTATGGTCTTGTTATTGTTGCTGACCTTCTCGGTTAATAACATATAAACCGCTTCTCAAAGAGCACAGCCCTCCTTGAAGTTTTCTTCTTGGAGGGCTTTTTATTATCTGCTAAACTACTTATTCAAGAGGAGAAATGAATGAATGGCCCGTCCCACCTTAACCCCAGCAAGCGAAACCAGCGCAAGCAAATTACCTGCGACAGGAACAGTTTCTAGTGTTTCTGGAGAGTTAGCTTTTGGAATATATGCTAGCAACGCTAATTTTCTGTCCGGAGCGTCTGATCAGGTTGCTTATACATATAAAAAGTTAGGCGGAGATGTACTAGATATAGAATTGACAGAGGGGAATGTTTATGCGGCCTACGAAGAGGCAGTTTTAGAATATTCTTACCTTGTAAACGTACATCAGTCAAAAAATGTTCTTTCGGATTTACTGGGAAGCACAACCGGGTCTTTTGACCAAGATGGCCAGATACAATCGGGACACTCTTTAGAAAATAAAGCAATTGAATCAAGTTACCCGCAATTTACATTTTCATATGCTAGGAAAGTAGGGCATGCCATATCTAATGAAGTTAATTTAAATGGGTTTGAAAATGTTTATTCAGCTTCATTCAACACAACTTCATCTGTTCAAGATTATGATTTGCAGTCTATTATCTCAAGCCAAGCAGGCGATGATTCTGATTTAGATTATTATGGCAAAGTTGGCAATAATAGAGTTTTAATTAGAAAGGTTTATTATAAAACTCCCCAAGCAATGTGGAGGTTTTTTGGATACTATGGCGGCTTAAACACAGTTGGGAATATGCAAAATTATGGTCAATGGGCCGATGATTCCCAATTCCAGATAGTTCCTGTTTGGCAAAACAAACAACAGGCTTTAATGTTTGAGGATGCTATCTACACAAGAAATTCTCATTATTCTTATGAGCTTAAAAATAATAAATTGAGAATATTCCCTAACTCAACCTCCTCTGGGCCAAAGAAGATGTGGGTGGAATTCATAATTCCAAACGAAAAGGACCCATGGGAAGAGGATTCCAACAGGACTCATGATGTTGGCGGCGTCAACAACATGAATAATCTTCCATTTGCAAATATTGGATATGATACGATTAATTCAATAGGAAAACAATGGATTAGAAGGTTCGCACTTTCTGTTGCAAAAGAAATGCTGGGGCAAATTCGAAGCAAATTCGCAACAGTTCCAATTCCTGGCGATGCAGTTACACTAAATGGAACAGCCCTGATCTCTGAAGCAAAAGAGGAACAAGATAAGCTTAGAGAGGAACTTAAGACAGTTCTTGATGAAACGCTCTACAAGCAGTTGGTCGAGAATGATGCCAGTACTCTCGATAATGTTCTCAAGATGCAAGAAAAGCTTCCACTACCGATATTCCAAGGATAATAAAAGATGGGAAAATGGACACAACCAGAAAATCCGCCGCCCCCGTTATTTACAGGTAAGCCCGAACGCGATTTAGTTAAGCAGGTAAATGATGAACTTATTGAAAGAGTCGTTGGCCAGCAAGTCGCATATTATCCTATTGATGATAGTTTAACAAGGTATCATGAACTATACGGCGAAGCCATAGAGAAAACGTTTTTACCACCAATACGAGTATATGCACTAGTTGAATGGGAAGAATATACAACAGCATACTCCGAAAATATAGGTGTTGATAGAAATGCGTCGATTATGATTCACTTTCACAAAAGAAGACTGACAGAAGATCAAGATCTTTTTGTTAGGGTCGGTGACTTTGTTTTATATGGCGATATTTATTATGAGATAGTTACACTTGCTGAACCAAAAAAACTTTTTGGTCAGGTCGACCATAGTGTTGAGATTTCAGCTAAATGTATTAGAGCAAGAAAAGGATTGTTTGACGGTAATTAAAAATGGCAGAAGATATATTTGAAATACAACCATCAACTATTGAAAACATAGATCTCGCAGTTTTTGAATATATAAACAAAAGTTTTGATCTATTCTCTAGTACAAATGAGGGCTTTAAAAAGGTTCCTGTCGTTTGGGTTGGTACCGAGCGCGCCAATCAAGTAAAAAGAAATAAGGATCTCAGAGATGATCAAGGGGTTCTCATATTGCCTATTTCGACGCTGGAAAGGACATCTATCACAAAAAATTTAGATAGGAAAGGCACATATTATGGAAACGTCGGCCAAGACGGGCTTGTGGTATCCAGAGTTATAAAACAAGACAAGACAGCGAATTTTTTAAATGCCGATAGTAAAAAGACAACTTTACACGGGTCTGGCCATGGCCAAATTAATTTCCCCTCAAAGAAAGACAACAAGAAAATAGTTTATGAAACAACCACAGCGCCTCTTCCGGTTTATATTGACTTAATATATAAATTTAGCATTAGAACGGAATATCAAGAACAGATGAATAAATTGATAACTCCGTTTGTAACCAGACCATATGGACTTAATGTGATTCCTCTTCGTAGGAATGAACATTATTACGAAATGTTCATTGGATCTGACTTTTCTTTAAATAATAATCTAGCG